GTTCTATCTTGGCAAATCGTGTTCATTCTTGCTCCTGCGGGTCGTTGCTAATTTCTTGGTAAACCCACACATCCGGGTTTTCGACGGGCATCGCGGCCCCGGATTGCGGGCATTTGTAGTGGGTTGGCAGCACTGCGAGCGGGCGCAGTGGCAGCTCGCCGGTGTCTGGATCGGGCTCACCTGTGTGCGTGTTCAGGACCATGCCCTCGACGCACAGGTAGCCAAACTTGGAGCGGCCAATCGAGGGCAGTCCGTAGTCAGTGCTATTGCGGAAAAACTTGATGTAGCCCTGTGTGGACAGGGCCGAGATTCGCTCGCGGATCGTGCGCTCGCCGCCCAGACCGGCCTTGCCCTCAAAGGACTCGGCCAGTTGGTTGGCGGTGTAGCAGCGACCCTGCGCCGCTTCTTCAAAGAGGATCTGCAAAATGGCATCGCGCTTTCGCCTGCGCTCAGCATCGAGCCGCTCGCCATACTCTTTGAGCACCAGCCTGTCGTTCACATCGACCTCGTGCCACTGGCCGTCCATCTTGTCGACGAACTTGGTCTCAATGGCCGGGCCGTTGCGTAGCTCGTAGATCAGGTGGCGGGTGCTTTGCGCCTCGTCGGGGCGAAACAACAGCATCCCCGACGAGTAGTAGCCGCGAAGGCTGCCAGCACCTGCCAAGGCCTGAAACGGGTCTTCTTCAAACTGGCGTTTTCCCAGCTTCTTGGTGTGGTGCGCCAGGATCACGCCCGCCTCGGGGTTCACTGCCTGACGAATGCGCTCCACGCGCTGCGACAAGAAGTACAGCATCGCGCCGTTGTCGTTCTCGCCGCCTGCGTCGCCCCCATCAAAGACGTTGCGGATCGGGTCGATCACGATGATGTCGGGCGTGAGGCCATTGAATGCGACCACCATGGCCGGGATGACCTGCGCCAGCCCGTCGTCGTCCAGAATCAGGCGCAGCTGCGGCGTGGCCATGAAATTGGTGCGCGCCAGACTCAAGTGTTCTGGCGAGAGGCGAATACCTTTCACCCGCTCGCGCAGGTAGTGGTACTGGACCTCGGCTTGCAAATAAAACACCCGCAGTGGCCGGGGCGGCCTCATCCCCAAAAACGAGGCACCGGCGGCCATGTGGGTGAGCCAGGCCAACAGGAAGTCGCTTTTACCCACCTTGGGAGCGCCGCCAAACACCAGCAAGCCGCCCGGGGTCAGCACGCGAGGCTCAATCAAATCTTCGGGCAGCGGTGAGTCATCGTCGAGCAATGCGCCCAGCGTGAAGGTCGGCACCATGGGCGCAGCAGCTTTGATCACCCGGCGTTCAGCCTGCGCGATGAAGGCAGCGCAATCAAAGCCATCCTGCGCTGCGTCGGCGGCGTCCCACTTGAGCGGCTTGTCTGCTGGCGGCACGAGGATGGACACCGACTGGCAGCCCACGGCAGCGCAGGCGCGTGCAGCGCTCTCGGCATAGTCCCAGCCCGGCGCGTCACGGTCAGGCCAGATCAACACATCTTTGTTCTTGAGCGCGGACCAGTCGGTCTTGTCCACCGGTGCTTTGGCCCCGTTCATGGCGGTGGTGGCAACGATGCCTGCGCCAATCAAGGCGTCGGCGCACTTTTCACCCTCGACCAGGATCACGGTGCGGGCCGTCATCAATGCTGGCAGGTTGTAAAGCGGGCGCGGATCGGGGGCACGCCACATCCGCGCGCGCACATCCCACGGCCTGAACTCTTTGCCGGTCGGAGGGTCGTAACGGTAGACACAGGCGATCAGCTCGCCATCGAGCCCGACATAATCCCACTTGGCGGTGTAGGGACCGAGTTCATCCATCGGGACCGTTCGCATGTCGCGCCTGGCCCCGTGGTCCACGGGCGGCGCAAAGCCAAGCCACTGCCTGATTTCATCGGCGATGCGCGGAAAGTCCTGCTGCGTCGACAGCCCCCGTGACTTGGCCCAGGCTGCTATCAGATCGCCGCCATCGTCATCGGCGAAATCCTTCCACAGCCCGCGCCGGGGACCATCCAGCTCGACAACCAGACTCTTGCCCGGCGCGCCGTCAATGTCGCCCACATAGAACTTGTTGCCGCGAATGCGGCCACTGGGAAACAGGTACAGCAGCACCGATTCGAGCCGGTCCAACAGACCATCACGCAGCGCCTGCGTGTCAGCCGCTGTTTCCAGCCTTTGTTCGGGGGCGTTGTTGTAGTCCAGCCAGACGATGTTGCCAGCCGTCATTGAGTCCCCCAGCAGCGGTCCTGCCACGCGCAGAACTTGCACTCCATGTGGGTAGGTGTGGTGGCAAAGCGCGGCAAGACCTCGCTTGCGCTGGTGGCGGTGATCACGCGCACGGCGCGGTCCGACATGCGCTGCGCCAGCCCGCCGTCAAAGGGCAGCAACTCGAACCAGATTTCCTGGGTGTCTTTGTTGATGGCCGTAAATAGCGCCGGGTTGGCAGATATGCCCGAAATGCTGTCCTCCATGTAGGCCTGATACACCGCAACCTGTGCGGCATAGACAGGCTTGGACTTAGCCACCCCGTGTTTGACGGTGTCGCGCCAGGACTTGTCGTTCATGGTCTTGAACTCCCACAGCGCCGGGTAGCTCACGCCCAGATCGGCAGGTCCGGTATTCAGGATCCCGTCGACGTGGCCCCGGATACGTCCACCTGCCACGGAAAAGCCGAACTGACCGCCCTGGACTTTGCGCGTGTACAAATCAAACCCCGCCATGCGTAGCCAGCGGATGGCCAGGTCTTCCAGCGTGTGGCCTACCTCAAAGATGCGCAGTAAGCGGCCTGAGAAATCACGGCCGTCGTCCACCGGTGTGTGCGTGTACTCATATTGCAGCGCGCGCTCGCATGAAACGCCCAAGCGAGATGCGCCCAGGTAGTCGCGTGGTGTCTGGCCATCGCGCTCGCGAGTTAACGCTGCATCAATGAGCTGGCTGATTTGCTCCTGAATTTTGGGGCGGGCGTTGAAGTCCAGCATCACACACGACCCTTCTGCAAGCTTAGGCGCTCTTGCAAAAACGCCCGGTCGCGCGCAGCCATGCGTTCGTGCTCAGCCGTCATCTGGCCTTGGTAGGCAGTGACAACGACGTCAATCAATGTCAGCACCTCCAAGCGGCTGTAACTGGCCAGCGGGCGGTCCATGCCGATGGAGCCCACGAACTCGCCTAGTGGGTGCAGACACGCGCCCATGGCCGTGGCTTCCATTTCACTTGGATCAATCATTTGTCCCTCCGTTTTATTCATGAGTGTTGAGAAGGCGTTTTGGCAGCGGCGCGAGCAAAACACCCATTGGTCTGAGTAGCGACCGAGGTCGCTGCGTTTGAGGCTGGGGTTAAACCAGCCGTAGCCTTTGGCCTGGCGGGCACAGACCGCGCACTTCAAGCCGCCTCCAAAACATGCAAATGGTTGGTTTGGCTGCTCTGATACGTCTCATTGGCAGCGGTGACCAGGCGCTGAATCTCTTTGCGGTTGAACTGAAACGACAACAATGCGGAGGCTTGGTAGCGCGTCATGCCGAAATCAGTCCGCATCGCCTCTGGCAGGTAGACCAGTTGCTTGACCGTAGGCGGCTCGTTGAGCCAGCGCCGGGTCTTGTGCGCCGATTCGGCCGACTCGTGGTCGTTGAGCCAGTCATCCGCGCGCGCCATGCACACGGTGCGCTCGCCTACAGCCAGCAAAGTGGGACGCAGCGACTTGGCACCACCGATGGCATGCCAGCGGCCGTTAAGAAAAAACACGCCACCCCAGGCGGTAAAGCCCGTGGCCATCAAGGCGTCGTCACAACCAAACAGATCGCACCACCGGAAATTCGAGCGTTTGAGCAAGTCGATTTCACTCATGATGAAATCCGAGAGTGCGCCGGTGTCCTCTGGCTGGCACTCCCAGATGTGGCCGCACAACGGGCACTCCATACAGGACAGCGGCACGGTGGCGTCGCACTCCGGACACTCTTTGGTGGGTGCTTCACCCTCATGCGTGTGGCCATCAAGGTTGACCTCTTGCTCCAGCGCCCCATGCGTCAGACTTGCTGTGCCGAAATCCAGCACCACACAGTCGGACTTGATGACGCCGGGAAACTCCTGCGGGTCCACCGTGCGCAGACCACGCCCAACCATCTGAATGAAGGTGGACTTGTAGGAACTCGGGCGCAGCAACACCACACAAGATGTAGGCGTGTAGTCGTAGCCC